TCGCTGCCTTCAAAGGTATTATACTTTCTTCACCTGTTGATACTGGCCGCTTTAGGGCAAACTGGTTTGCTGCAGGTGCAAATTTCAGCGATGAGAAAACAGAAAGAACGGATAAAACTGGCTCTTCTGCCGTTATGGTAATGGCGCAAAGAGTTAATACGCAGAAATCTTTTGAAGTGTTCAGCCTTACAAACAATTTGCCTTATGCTGAAAGAATAGAGCTAGGTTGGTCACAGCAAGCGCCTTCAGGAATAGTAAGAACAAACCTCAAGCGTGTTGCTGACAATTTATCGAAAGGTGAAAACGCGTGAGCTTCCTTTTAATCGATGAGCTGTTTAACAAAAAGATGCTTAACGCAAGCTTGGGCGGCATCACTGTTGTACTTGAGAATATCAGGCATGATAGCAGGAATGGCGCGGCATTTTTAGCATGCTATCAATTACCAGTTCCGGTAACTCAGGCAACATTGGGCGATGGTGGTTGCGACCTGCATTCAGGTATCTACCAAATCAATATTAACTACCCTGAAGGCAAAGGATTAACGGCCTGTAAAACAATGGCAGATACTCTTAACGCAATATTTTACTCAGGCGCAACTTTTACAGAATCAACAGTAAATGTTAGAATCAAGACGACATCCGTAGAGCGTGCAATTGTAGCCGGTGGCTATGTTACGTTACCTCTATCAATTGAATATTACGCACATATAGAGAGGGTTTAACCATGACTTGTTCATCACCTGCAACAGGCGCGCGCACATCGCATTATTACATTGTCGAAACTGACTGTGGCGTCACACCAACATCGCCAGCGTGGAAGCCATTGCGTTTTACATCCGGCGGAATGCAGCTTACAAAAGATAGCCTGCAATCTTCAGAGCTTGACGGCAGCCGTGAAGTTGCCGATCTTCGCCTTGGAAACAACAGCGTATCAGGCGACATAAGCATTGAGCTTTCTTATGGTGCTTACAATGATCTATTAGAGGCTGCTTTAGGTGGCACATGGGCGCAGGCTACAGCCTTGTCAAGCCTGACAATTACCGTCGATCCTGCAACAAGTAAATTCTCAAGGTCAACAGGTAACTTTTTGACCGGCGGCGTTAAGGTTGGCGATTTGGTTCGTTTCACTGGATTAACTGCCCCTGCAAACCTTGCCGTATACCAAGTTGTGCGCGTTTCTGATACCGAGGTATTTGTGAATGCCCCTGCAGGAACATTGGACGCAGAGACAAGCGTTGTTTCTTGCGGCCTTGTATTCCCGTATAAGTTAGGTGTTGGCACCGCACGCAGAACCATTTCAATTATGACCCATTACGCTGATGCTGATGCAAACGTTGGTGCCGGTGAATATCATATTGCAAGGGGTGTCGAGATTACCGGCTTTGCTTTCAATATCGCTGTTAATGCTCTTGTGACTGGCACGCTTTCAACTATCGGCATGTCTTACGAGGTAGATTCTGGATTGCCTGCCGGCTCAACATTCACATCTGTAGCAAAAACTGAAGTATACAGCAACGTAGACGGCGCCATTATCGATATGACATTGGCAAACAGTTCTTATTCTGCTGATGTAATTGGTTATGTGACTTCGCTTGATATGTCTTTGGATAACGCTGCGTCACCTCAGTTTACCATCGGCAATGATAGCGTATCGTTCATTGAGCGCGGTCGCGCAAATAGCACGTTGTCGTTATCTGCATTCTTCTTTGATTCTACTCTGTTGAGCAGATTCGTTAATGAAACAGAGACGGCTATTAGTGTAATGCTATCAAACACTTCAGGTAACAATGCAATCAAGTATGGCCGCGTGGTTTACACTTCAGGCGCGCCAGAGATTGCTGGTGAGGGCAGTATCATGCAGACACTTGAAGCTCAGGCTTTGGTTGGTGCTGCCGGGCAATCAAGTATTGAACTTCAATATTTGGCTAACCCGTAATGAATGGCTGACTTGAATGTCAAAGGGTGTCGCTCCCACCCTGCCATAAAAAAAGGAGCGACCTATAACATAGCGGAGCGGCTAGAATGAAAGATTTTCCATTTGTAAAACGCGAACAAGCGAATGAAGGCAAGAAATTAGAGCTTATAGACGGTAACGGCAAGCCTACAGGCTATTGGCTAATGGTTGCTAGTTCTTACTCAGACACATACAAGGTACGAAAAGGCCGCGTAATGCGCGAACTGGCCGAAAGCGTAATCGAAAACCGTCACGATGATGAAAACCAGATAAAGCTGACTGCTAAAATGGTTGCCGCTGCTATCACTGGTTGGAATGTTCCAGAAGAGTTTGGCGAATTCAATGCCGAAAATGCTGAAAAGATGATGCTTGATTATCCGCAGATTTGCGATGCTGTTGATAAGTTCAGCGCACGGGATGAAAACTATCTAGCAAAAAAGTAAAAAGCCTTGAGGATTACGCAAGGTCTTACTTCCCATTACTTGCCAGGGTAAAAGATAGCAAAGGCCGCGATAATGGTTCAAGGCTAGAACACTTTAATAATATTTGGCGAATGACTGGCAGAAAGCCGCCAGAGCTTGAATTTAGCAAAGCTGATGATGATATTTTATACCTGCTAAGCTATTATTACGACATGAAGCGCGGCCAACAGCTTACCTATTCAGAGATACGCGAATACTGTAATTTAATGGCTGTCGAATTATGTGCGTGGGAATGTCGCGCAATAATGACACTAGATAACATCTTTGAGAGTTCAGCGCATGGCAGGTTATGAAGGCAGATTAACAGCGGTAGTCGAAACGAAAGGCGCTAAATCATCCGCTGAAGAACTGGACAAATTCTCCAAAAGCGCAACCAATGCAGAGAAATCTAGCTTAGGTTTGGCAGGTACTCTCAAGAAAGGCGGGGTTGCATTTGCTACTATAGCGACTGCCGGCGCTGCGCTTGCTGCCACAATAGGCGGATTGACAGCTAAAATCGCTCAGGATGAGGATAAACTAGCTGACCTTGCACGTGTTGCCGGTATAACAACAAAGCAGTTTAAAGAGCTTACATTCGCTTATGGTGCTTTTGGCGTATCTGCTGAATCTGTCACCGAGACAAGCCGCAAAGTATTAAAAGAATTCGGACAGTTTCAGGCTACCGGTGCCGGTGGTTTCCGTGATGTTCTTGATACATTAAAAGGAAAGTCTGATTTAACTGCTGAATCATTGCGCGGATTAAGTGGCACTGATGTACTGCAGAAACTCAAAAACGAACTTGATGCCGCAAACGTACCTTTAGAGCAACAGCAATTCTTGCTTGATGGCGTCGCCCGTGGTGCAGGCGCGTTAATCCCTATCCTCGGAGATGGCGGCAAAGAGATTGCAGGACTTACCGAAAAATACCGCCTTTATAATGACCAACTTGCATTAACTGCCGACCAGTCTCAGGCTTTCGGTGCTATTGCTGATGACATTGATCTTTTATCAACAACAATTAGCAATGCCGGAAAGTATCTTGCTGCAGAATTCGCACCTGAGCTACAAAGCGCGATTAATTGGGCGCTTGAGAATGTTCCAAAAGCCACTCAAGCAATGGAATCATTCTTTGGACAATTCCGCGATGTTGAAGATATTGGGAATACAAACACTCTTTTAGAAAAGCAGGCCGATAACCTCAAAACAATTGAGGCCATGCAGGCAAAGATAAGGGCAGGTACTGCAGGCACGAGGGTATATGAAACGCTCGAAGCTGCTCTTTTAGAAAACAGCGCAATAGAATACAAGATTGAGCTTTTAAAAGAAAAGGCAAAGATAGAAGCCGCGCCGGTTAATCGTTCAACAGGTTCGTTTGTTGATATTGACGCGCGTAGGAAGGCAGAAGAAACAGCATCAAAGGCAGCACAGAAAGCCGCTGAAGATGCCGAAAAGCTACGTCAAGACATGGCTGAAATTGCAGCCGATGAAGTCTATCTTATTAATGAGCTAGACGTAGAGCGCCAGAAATCACGCGACAAGGAAAAGGAAATCTATGCAAGCCGCGTTGAATCTGCCTATGACTTTCTCGACCAGATTGCACAATTAGGCGTTGACCAATTAACGCTTATCGATATTCAAGAGCGCCAAAGACTTGATAAGCTGCTCGAATACTCGAATGAAGGTTTAATCCAATTTGCTGACTTCGAGGAAGCAAAAACACGCATACACCAACAAGCATCCGATGAAAGAGAAGCCTACGAACTGGCAAAACAGCGCGCAATATTCACGGGTGCTGAACAGTTCTTTGGTGCAATGGTTGACCTAACTGCGCAGTTTGGCAGCGATCAAAGCAACCTGTACAAGGCTATGTTTGCATTCCAAAAGGCTGCAGCTATTGCATCGTCAATCATAGCTATTCAGGAAGGCATTGCAAAAGCCTCTAGCTTGCAATTCCCTGCTAACCTTGCAGCAATGGCAACCGTGGCAAGCAATACAGCCGGCATCGTTTCTGCTATCTCTGGAACTGGATTACCTGCAAGGCAGCAAGGCGGCCAAATGCGCGCAGGGCAAAGCTATCTTGTTGGCGAGAAAGGCCCTGAGATGATTCAAATGGGCATGAGTGGTAGAATTGCCAACAATGGCGAGACCTCTGGAATGTCAGCGCCTACAAATGTTGACGTTACTGTTATTAATCAGGCTTCCGGTGTTAAAGTAGATACTCAGAAGCAAGACGATGGCCGTATAGTTATGATTGTCCGCCATGTGATGGAAGCTGAATTAATGAACCCAAACAGCCAAGCCAACAAAGCACTTAACAAGACGCGAAATGCTTCGAGGAAATTCTCGTGACAGTTTATTTTCCTGCAACAATTAAACCAGTGACTAGCCAAGGCTACGGATTTGGAACGCCTGATAATGTGCTATCTGTTGAAACAATGGGCGGCAATCCGATACAGGTTTTGGATTATCGTACAGGTCCAGTAATTGTAAGCTGTACGATTGTAGGAAATAGACAAGTTCGCTCTGTGATGTCTGATTTTTACTATGGCAAGATACAATCCGGCGCAGGGAAGTTTTATATGAATCTTGATACTGGACTAGGAATTGAGGAACATATCTGCAGCATTGTACCAGGATCAATGAAATTTGATGGTGGCCGTGATCCTTTGTGGATTATATCGTTTGACGTAAGAGCAGAAACAACACCCGCACAGGAAGCTCCATTCGGTGGGAATCTATCTGACCTGTATGCGGTTTATGGTGATAATACCGATGATCTTTTGGATGCTCTAAACCAATTGGCTAACATTGATTTTCCGGTGTATTTGTAATGGCAGTCGGTGACAAGCTAAAATCCCTTTTGGTTGCTTATCCGCGTGGCGAATACACTATCGACACGCTAGAAATCAGCCATTCATTAATGAGCAAAACCTATTATCTGACAAGAGAGCCGGAAGGCATAACCGCAACGCTTGAGGATAATGTCACAGTGATTGCTTTTGAAGGCTCTCAAATTGAATTACAAATGAATTCTACAAAGGATGATCTGGATCAAAATTTTCAGTTTACCTTTCCCGACTTAGAAAACATTCTTGACGATGAAATGGAGCTTATACCGCTAGATAACACAGAGCCAATTATTGTCACTTATCGCTGCTATGTTTCTACAGATTTAACAGCGCCGGAGATAGTTCACGAGCTTGAGGTTTTGGACATATCGCAAGCCAAGGGTTCTTTCACTCTTACCTGTGGCGTCTCTCAGTTAAACTGGCGTCAAACTGGAATCACCTATAACTATGATGATTTCCCTATGTTGAGGGCTCTATGAATTTTGCCGTTCGCTATCTTGGCACGCAATACTGCCCGCACAATATACGCGGCCTTAATTGTTGGGGGCTTGTGGCTGCGTTCTACAGCGAAAAAGGAAAGACAGTACCGAATTACACAATTGAAAAGATTAACGCTCGTGACATAGCAAGCGCGTTTACAGCGGCATTTATTGCAGGCGACCACGGATTTACTAAAACAGATTCACCAAAAGACGGTGATGTTATACTGTTTAAAAGTTTCAGGCGTCACCATTGCGGCCTTTTAATCGGCGGCAAAGTATTGCACAGCACGCCAGGGCGAGGCGTAATCTATCAAGCCATTTCAGACGTTGAAGGCTTTGATACAATAGAGTATTGGGCGAATGATAAGAATTAATTACGTTAAGCTGCCAGAAAGAGAAGTAATTGTAATTGATTACGATGGCACTATAGGCGAATTCATCGCAGATACTTTTCACCCGGGTGATGGGTTTTCTATATATTACGGAACGCCGTGTATCGAAAATGACATCACGCTTTCTGTACTGGAAGAAACAGACATCCCGGCAAATGAATACACTGTTGCAGATACTCCAAGCGCCGGCATAACTGCTGTTGGTTGGATTGCAATAATATCGCTTGTGATAAGCGTAGCAGCTATTGCTTTAGCACCAAAGCCAAAGATACCGGCCACGATAAACCGCAGTCAGGAAAGCCCTAATAACGCATTGGGTGCGCGTTCAAATCAGCCTAGGCCATTGCAGCGTGTGCCCGATATTAAAGGCACTGTAAAGTCTATTCCTGATGTAATAATGCCTCCATACTATAAATACCTCGACCTGCGTACAAGGGTAGAGCATGGATATTATTGCGTGGGAAGAAAGCAATTAAGCATATCTGAAATTAAAGACGGTGATACGCCTATCAGCTTGATAGAAGGCGCATCCGCTCAGGTTTACTATCCAAACAAAAGCCCGAATAATGCGCTTCCTGATGTTCAGATTGGCGACTTTATTGATTTGCCGGTGTATGTTCCTTATCGCTCGAATGAGGTTGATGGCATTGCATTGCCAGCTATAAATGAAATAGGGGAAACGCCGATATATGGTAATACTTATGGTGCGCCTGGTGTTCCTACTCCATATGGAACAATAATCTGGATGATTAACGAGGAAGACGGAAAAACAAGGCTGTCTATGGCAATAGTTCAAAATGGCTTTGAATTATCACCTGATTATTATGTGGGAAATAATATTGTTCTATCTGAATTTCTTGTTGATTTTAGCGATGGTACACAGGATATATCTGGTTCATATGAAATATTAGACGTAATAAGAAATGATGTCGCCCCTGGCGTTTTAAACATGTACATTGATTTTGATCTTGTATACCCATCTTCCGATACAAACGCGCCTGTACAGCTGCAGGCTTATACGGTAACAGAGTTTTCCACACCGTATAACCAATGGTATTACATGACGCGCGCTGAAGTTGAGCAGGGCTTTGTGAATATCACGGCGCCAAACGGAATGTACAGAGATACCGGTGCTACAACTCCATTAACGCTCACTACTGAATTCGAGGTTGAGGTTGAGCCTGTCGATGCCGATGGCACTCCTAGCGGATCGTCTACAATTTACAGCGGAAGCCTATCAGGTAACAGCACTATAAAGCGCGGTATTACTGTTGATTTCACTCTACCTTACTCGACACGATACCGCTGCAGGGTGCGCAGGACAACACCGCGAAACACATCTAGCGGCACTGTCATGGATGAAATCAAGTGGGAAGATTTATATGCGCTAGACAATGTTGATTTAACAGATTTCGGCAATGTTACAACCATCCAAACGCGCACAATAGCAACACCATTTGCCACTGCTGTTAAGGATCGCCAGTTAAACTGTATAGCCACTGAGATGCTTTATGAGTATCAAGGCGCCGGTGTGTTTTCAGGTACGCTCACAGAGAATAACAGCGCGGTACAGTCTTATATTTCTGATTTCATCGATCCGCAATTGGGTAACAGGCCGATTGCTGAAATAGATGCCGATGGATTATTGACGTTAGAAACAGAGATGGCAAACTATTTCGGCTCTACTGTACACGCTGAATTCAATTTCACTTTAGACAGCACAGACATAACTTTTCAAGAATACACATTTATGCTTTTCAATGCCATAAACTGCGTGGCCTATCGTGATGGCAGCATTGTAAAGGCTCACTTTGAAAAGCCGGTCACTATTCCTGCTAGGTTATTCACACACCGTTC